AACTTTATCGCCCATGTTCTTGATGTCGCCTTCCCAAGAAGTGTTAGACACTTCGCCGAATGTGGTGTTAGCGTAGAACTTAACGTTCAGTTTGCTAGACCAAATTGCAGGGATAAACGTACCGGAATACGAAGGTGTTGTGTTAAAGGGTGCGGTTACGGCATAACCGGCGGCTGCGGTAATTGTAGACATTTAATGCTCCAAATAAAAAAATCGGTTTGTCAAAACACGCCGCCGTTTACAGTTACGGACGAATACGTCCTTCTGTTTGGGCAGCATCTAACTCTGTTTGTAGCTGCATCGCTTGCTCGTGCTTACCCTGTTGTGACAACCGGACGATCCTATTGCTTTCAGCGATGTAATCAGCGCTTGTATAGATTCGGCCGTTTTGCGAACTAGGGGTAGAAGCTGTCGACTTCCCCGGTGCAACCTGACGATTCAGCTCTTGGCGTGCATTGGATTGCTGCTGCTTTTTAGCTGAAGGGTTATGCGCTGGATATCTTTCGAAAAAGGTATCAAACACTTCCTTGACGGCGGAGACGTCCTGACGACCTGCTGCGTTGAGAAGAGCATCATTCCATGTTGCTTGCGAGCCCGGAATACGAGTCGCTAACCATGTCTGACAATCATCTGTTGCTTGGATCGCTTCCCAAGTTGGCAACGTAGAATTGAGATTCTCAAAGAATCGATCCTGCGCTGTTTTAGCTTGAGACTGAACGACTTCACCGACTTGGCCTTCGGCTTTGGTCAACTGGCCTTCCAGTGCCTCGATTTGCTTGATGTACTTCGACTCGCGTCTGCCAAATTCTTCTTTGGCAATACGGCGGGCTAGGTCTACCAAGTCCTCACCAAATGCTTCCACGTCTTTGTTTGTAACCAGTTGGCTTGGCTCAGGTTCAGGTTGCGGCTCGGCCTTCTGTTCCTTAAGTTTTACCTGTAATTGATCCATCGAATCCGTCAATTGCCTTACTTGCTGTTGCAGGGTTGGCACTTGGCTGTTGTACTGACCTTGAAGTGACAGGTAGCGTTGCTTCCATGTCGCGTCTTCTTCAGTAGCTTTCGGTGTCTCAACGGAGACTGGTTCCTGACTTTGCTTCTCTGGCTCCGGCTCACTGTTTGTTTGCTGTTCGTCTTCGGGCTTGGGTTCAGCAGCTAATTGGGCTGCGGCAACCTGCTTGTCATACTCTTCTGCAACGTGCACTTGAGCTTGTACCTGTTTTGGCAATGCCATAAATACTCCTTATGCCGGTTCCACCACAGAACTTGGGCGTGTTTTTACAAAACGACTTGCCGGGGGCTTCCCCCTTAGGCTTACCGTGTCTTTTCTGCCAGCTCAGGGGATACCTGAAGCAACGTGAGAATGTCTTTACACTCTCGCGCCATCCCTTGGACTCTAGGGGTGGTTTCGCCGGACGTATCCAGCAAATTGTTTGTCAGCTTTTCGAGTTCGGTTTCGAGTAATTTCAACAAAACCTCTCCATCGTCTGACTTAGAAATCCTAGCCAACGCCTGAAATTGACGGGCGTCTGGCTTAATTAGCATGCTTTACCGTGTGATTTTGCTGAAGCGCGTTTAACGACTCCACCATCGGCCAACATCACACCGCTACGACCACGTGCGGGGTTTGCCGCAGCTTCTGCACGAGCAGCAGCGCGTTTGGCAACATATCTTTCAGCACGGTCACGGTTTGTTTCTGCACGCAGTCCGGGTTTTGGATAACTAGCTGCCTTGCGGGCCACGTCGCTACCAGTATCACGGGCCGCTGTACGAGCAGCCATATCGGTTGTGTACTTCTTACCCATGTACTCAAAAGTCTTGTTGCCGGCTTTACGCTCAGCAGCAAACGCTTCTTTGAAGGATTTGTACTCAGGCTCATCAGTGTTTCGTTCGCCAGCGCCCATAGAACGCGCAATATCTTGCGAGTCTTCCGACTGGTTTGCGGCTTCAAGTATGCCGCCGTCTTCATAGCGCTTCATCATTTTAGATTTCATGATCAGTCCTTTTACTGTGAGGTTTGTATCATGGGGTTTACCCCGGTGTCAAGAGAATTTAAAAATTATCTGTAATTGGTGCGCCATTACTCAACATCTGCTGGTTTTGAACTGGGCTTCCCGCAGGAGCTCCCGGTCCGGGCATTGGTTGTGGTGGCTGGCCGGCTTGCATCATTTGTGCAATCTGCTGTGCTACGCGCAACTTCTCGCGTGGGGGCACAACGTCGTCGGGGTTTACGTCTAACTGCTTTGCAGTCTCGCGTAACAGAGTAGCGCGGCCATCGATACCCATAATCTGCATATCGATTGGATTTGCCGTTGCCTGCAAGAATTCGTTACGACGAACCTGCGCAGTCTCTTTAGCCACGATGCTGTTTGAGCCGCGAGCCACAATAGCCACGTCGCCTTTGAGTTCGTTGTCTTCGCTGTACTTCATGTTATAGAAATACAAACGCTCCAGCAGCGGAGTCATCACGCTGTTGTCGATGTTGGCAACAACTTGCTTCATGGACTTGTTCGCATTGCCCATCAGCATGGACATACCAGAAGCCGTACGACCTGCGCCGCCCGTGGGGCTTGAGCCTGTCATGTAGCGTGGGATGCCTGAATACTCGTCAGCCAAAATAGAGAACTTCTCATACACAGCCATGAGCTCTTGTGCATTTGAGTTTGGCTGGAAAAAACCAATTGGCGCAGCCGACGAACCCATTGGGTCTGTCGTGACTTGGTGAATCTTCCAAGGGTACATCTGCGTGATATCTTCGCCCTGCGGTACGCGGTCCACGTTGACCCACACCTGAGGACCAGAGGCAATTCCCATGTTGTTAGCTAAAGCGCGTGTAGCGCTGTTACACATGTCTTGGCAGTCCTTGATCAGGTCATACGTACTGTTGCCCCAGAACGTGCCGGGAACGCCTTCGTACGATGCTTTGTAGTAAGGCTTCTGACCCAGTGGGTGATAGTTCAGCGATGCCTTGATAACGTATGATCCAATGAGCCACGCTTCACAAGGATACTGCTTGGTAATGTCAGGTACTTCTTCGTCTGTCAAACCCCAGTCGCGTAACATCTGACCAGACACCATACCCCAGAACTGGATTGCGTCAATCAGATGCTCGCTGTTTTGCATTACTGCGGTGGTTGATCTTCCTTCGGCTTGCGCTTTAGTCGAGTCAACAATGAGCCACTCTTGGAGACCACCGCGGCCATAAGCTTCGATAACTTGTCTAATAGCTTCGTCATCATATCCTTCTACTCCGATCATTTCTTCAAGGTCAGTCTGACGCAGCTTGTGCCGCTCAATCAGATAACCATCATTAATCCCTGTCGATGCAGGGGACGGATAAATCATAAATGGGTCAACGCGCTCCCACTCGAGCACTAGGTCATCCACAATCTCAAGCTGATAGCCTGCCTGTACATCTGGGTTCCATTTCATTCTCGGCTTGCGACGAACGATTGGGCCCTTTAAGAATGCACATGGGAATGTTGTGATGTCGTCAATAAATGCATCAAACGCCGTGATGAACCCGCCCTCAATGAGCTGGTCCTCCATTTTGTGTTCCATCTGCTTGACTTTGAACTTCGCCTCTTCCATCACGTTGTGCATGTATTCTTCACGCAACTCGTTCAGGAACTTACGCAACTGCGTAGGGGGAAGCTGTTGACCTGTAGCTTCAATCACCTGAGCCATCTGCTGTATCGCATGCAGACGCATCTCTTCCATGATATCAGGTGACAGTGTGGGTGTAGGCGTTGGCCTGATAGTCCAAGGTTTGTCAGCACCTTGTCCCAATAACACATCACGCAACCAACTTGCCGCAGCGCGACATTTGTTAGACGTGAGCATCATGTAAATTTCTGAGCCGCCATTTTGGCGAATCATCGTTAGAACGTCAGGGTCGTATTCTCCGCGGCGTGCACGCACGGCCTTGAACATCTTTGGCTCAACCGTTTGCTCTTTTGCTGTTCTAGCTTCAGTCCAGCAGTTGCGGACATAAGATGCAATAGATGTAATGAGCGGCTGCGCCTGCGCAAGCTCTGATGCTTTACGCTGCTGTTCTGCAACACCCAAGGCTGACATAGCCGGAAGGATGCCGCCCATACTGATGCCTAAGTTCTGGTTCATGCGGGGCCCATCTCGTTTTAATAAGTGTAACTTACTTTTTTGATTTCGCGCTTACCGCGCTGCAATGCTAGACCTCGGATGTTCATATCGACTACCGAGTCGGCGTACTGATTGGCGTCATGGACGTGAGAGAACTCGTTCTTGTCTGGCCTATCTTCTAACTCGCCGTTCTTCTTAATTTTGTACCGATATCCGTATCGAAAGCCTTTGATGAGCGTTTCGCAGGAGCGGTCAATTAAGTACATCGCTTTACCTTCCAGCTGCTGATTGAGCAACCGTTCGACGGACTGTATCCTAATTTCTGGATTGTTGCTAGGGGGGCGTACACATTTAAATCCAGCATTTTTTAAAACGTCCACCAGACTTAATTCATTAAGCTGCTGCTTGGCAAACCCGGCCGGGTCAGGCGCACACAAAAATGTCGCCCCAGCAAAGTTGTTGGCTATAAACGGATTGAGCCTCACATTCAAAAACGTCTCGATGCCCATATTCTCCGCAGTGATCTCCCCAAGCGTCATCACCCGCCCCCGGGGGTCCCGCTGCTTGAACACAGCCGCAGGCGTACGCCCAAAGTCAATCCCAATGATGATCGGATAGTTCTCACCCCTGATGTACTTCAGCGGGTCATCTGCCACATGGAAGTCGTACGTAAAAGTCTTCTCGTACACAGGTGTTCCCGAGAGCGAGCGGCCATACTCAGACCTCAGATACACCCGAAGCCAGTCCTCGGTTTTGCCCGGAATCAAGTTGGGGTAGTATTGTTTTGGCAGGTGGTCGTAGTTATCCGCTTTTGGATTCACACACCATTCTTCGCCGTCCTTGTCCAGCAGAACCTCTTCAGGCTCCTCACCAAACCGCTCGGTGTACTTGGCCGGCTTCAAAATCGCAGCCGGCTGTTTGTAAATTGACCAGTTAGATGGAGGCTCCTCCATTTTGTCATGCCACCACGTATCCTCATCCGGCATGTTTGTATCAAACAGCGCACATGACCTAGTCGGTCCTCCGTCCTTCATCGACGGATACCGGTTCAAACGACCTAAAAGGCCATCGACAACCTCAGAATTGAGCTCGCGTGATTCATTACCCCAGATAAACGTGGTCTCAAGTGACAGCGCTTTCCTAACGTCGTCCGGAGTATCCAGCGCAATAAACAGCCATTCGGACTCAACTTCCGTGTTATCAGGCAGTTTGGCTTTGAGGATAAACGTCTTCTCCACGGCTTTCCAAATCCCAGCCTCACCCGGGGGTAGCCAGTCAAACACTGTCTTCCTAGTGGTTAACGCTAACTGATCGGCCGTGTTACGCACGATCACCGCTCTGGTCTTACGTATGCCCTTGGCATTCGGCGCTTGGCCACATGCAAGTCTTACCAGTTCATGCACACAGGTCACAGATTTGCCACCTCCAACTGGGCCGGCTAAGACCCTGACGTAATTTTCATCCAGCATGAACTCCCGCTGGGTGTCGGTTGGCTTGTATTTACTCATTAGATATGAATTTTGTAGGCGAATTGATGATGTTTTGGTCGTTTGTGATGTTCACAGAACGCTCTCCAAGGTCAATAGAAATGCTAAAACCAGGTCCCATATTGCTCTGTTTCTCCTCTTTTGGCTCCAATCCTGCCACTTTTATAAGCGTTTTGAGGGTGTCATGCACCTGTGAGAAGCTCGCATCTGGGCTTGCAGCCAGCAAATACGCCTTATCCAGCAGTTCTCCGGCCATCCAGCCAGCTTTTGCCTTGAATGTAACGCCGTTTTTCTCAAATTCCGAGCGCAATTGCATGATTCGGCTGATAAACCATGGCTGTTTTTCCAATTCACGGAACTGCTCCACAGCAACACCATGGCGGCCAATGATGATCAGCTCATCTTCCATGCCTAGTGCCAGAGAATGCAGCATTTCTTCTGAGACCTGAGGGAACGATACGTTTTTTACTCCGTATTCCAAGGGGCCTTCGTCAATTTCAACGTTGAGCATGCTGTGCCTCCTCTTTAGCCTTGGCTTCTGCGCGATCTACGGCATCTAAATACTTTTCCATTGCAGTTCGGATGATATCTGCCATGTGGACGTTCTTGCGCTTGGCCAGTTTCTGCACTCTGTCCATCAGGGGGTCGGGAATGTATAGGTTTCTTCGTCTCATTTGGGCAATGTAGCACGTGTGTATGTGGTATGCAAGCGCTTTTTTATTTTTTTGGTGTGTAAGGTGCGCGTAAGGGGCATGGAACGTGTGTATGTCTTATTTTCTTCGCTTGCTGTGAGAGCCAGTCGTAGGGGGAGGGGGGCGGGGCCTAGGCCAGTTGGCCCATGGCGGGGTAGCAGTCTTGCCTACTATGTAGGGCATCGTATCCCTCGCCTCCCGATCTTTAAAAAGTAGCATTGTTTCCTAGTGTCGCGTACTTCGCGGTTCTTGTTTGTAGGGTTTTCCCGAACGCATCGAACCCAAGTGTGCATCAACGCGAAGTCACAATGTGGGATGTTTGATCATTAAAAATTCAATAGCGTTTTGACAGTTTGGGTGAAGTAACTGTCCGGCAAATCCGCCTTCATGACCTAAACCTTAGGGCATGGTCTAAACACACGAATGGCAAAAGTGTGGGAGGCGGTTTTGAGTAGTGCATTGCATGGTGTAGTGCATTACTTGAAACCTACTTATTTATTCAAAGGACAAATCATGTCAAATGCAGTCGCTATCATTGAAGGTACACGTTCTATTGTCATCGACAAAAAGGGCAACACCGGTTCCTTGGCGCTCGCAGTCGCCTTTGCAGGCCGCGAAGCTCGCCAAGAGTTCGGTCAAATGATGTACGCCAACTGGCTCGCCAATGGCCAATTCCGCCCAGTCGTCAATGACATTCTTTCCTGCGGTCTCGTGCCTAAGTCTGCCTTGCCTTTCGTGGCCGGTCTCGTGCCTGCTACTGGCTCGGTTTCCAAAGAGGCTTTGCTCGGCTTGTGCAATGCAGTCTCTAGCGCAGTGGCCGCCAAGGGCAAGGAATTGAAAGGTCGCAAGGCTTACGTGTTCGGCATCGTTGATCGCATCTCTCGTGGTGCTCAACCTTCCACAATCAATGACTAATGTCTAAAGTTCACTCTCTACCCAAGGGAATCCATATCGCCCCGATGCCTAAACGTGTCGAGGGCGATGTTGGTCGCAAACTGCAAGGGGGCTTGCCCCCCGTTGCATACCGCTCATGCAATGCTAAGTGGTCAAATGCCGCCAAGTTTGCACGCGAACCCATGCCATTCAATCAGCGCCAACTATGCGCTGAGAACGCAGACTGGCAACATACACTGTATGTCTGAACAGTTAGGGTTTTCACCTAGTATTAATCCAAACCTAGGGTAAACCCTACCTATTAATCCAATTATCCAAGGGTGGAAGTTGGATTAATCCATGGATAAATTGATTCTTCAATGAAATCAATAAGTTAGGTCGTCGATTAATCCATTTATCCAATTATCCAACAAAATAGAGGGTCAGAGATGTTTTGGCTTGTGGATTCAATGCCATATGCGACGACGCTAAATCTCAATACCTCCCACAAATTCCCTCTCGTCCAAATCCGTTTGGATTATTCGAGCAGGGTAAACCCTATGCCTCCCTCACAAGCCAGTATCCATGCGGGCTCCGAGGCATACACACGCGAAAATCAATTAATCCAAG